CATTCCACCATACGGCTGATGCTCGACTTGGAGTAGTGCCGGCCGTATATCTGGTCGAATACGTCACTAACCTGTTCCTGAGTAAGCCCCTTTGTATAAAGGACTCCGGCGAGCCGATCGCATTCCTCTTCCTGGTCGCGGAGTATGGCGAGTATTTGCGGATGGAAGTTGCCGTAGCGGTCTCGAGGGATACGGAACTCAAGTTTTCTCCCCTGGCCATAAGTGGAGCCGGGACGATAGCCATTACCTTTATTTCCCGGATTATCAGCCAGAAACTCGCCGCGCTCCGCGACCATCATACTCTCGATCATGATCTCCATCAGGTCGTGAAGACCATTTCCTTTCGCTGCGTGCTTGCACATCAGCTCGGAAAGTTGTAATTTTTATAATCGCGAAAACGAAACGTGCAACTTTCAAAAACGAAACGAGCAAAACTTATCTTTTTTCGCTTCCTTTTTTCTCTTGCTCTTTCGACCGCTTAAATACCAATTAAACGCTGATTAAAAGCCATTCAAAAAGGCTCAAAATCAGCGTTATTTTTATGGTCTTTTATTTGCTCATGTCAGCAGAATTTTGTAACTTTGAAGTGATTAAGTTGGCTGCTTTCGCGCCTTTTTCAGACGTTCAGGTCAAACCTTACAGCTTCATTTCCTGCCAGAAGTTCGCGCGTTTTCTCGATGTTGCTTTAGTAGATGTGAACATTTCCCAGGTTCAGCGCTATGGACTTCAAAGGTGCTTCAATTTGTCGCGCTATCAAATACAAGTGGTAAATGTCAGCTGGCAAACCTATATTTGCGTCGCTGCTTCTCTGATAGGCTGACAAAACCAGTTCGCCATCATCGAGCTGGAACTGAATGAGGCTCAAGCAAGGCGCTTGATTGGTTTCCGCTCCTGTTGAACCTAAGAACAGCACGTATTTTTTACTGTTGCGCTTCTCCCGATTGATTTGCTCAATTAAAGCCGGCAACTTCTCAAAGTAGGTTGGATAACTGTTAATGAGAATTTGGCCGCAATAATTCCACCAGTTTATCCCAGCTTCTCGGTACTTCGTCAGGTCTCTTTCTCCGGCCATAAACAGTCTGAGTTCATTGCGCAGCTTCTTGCGTGCAATGTTGTGTCCCTCGAAAATCTCCAGCAGGTCGTAAGGTGTCAAATGCAGCTGCTCATTGAGCAGGTAAGTTATTGAGCCCTTTTTATTGCTCTGTCGTTTGCCGTGCTGCAATATCTTGCCGAGCACGGCGTAATACTTGTTTTCATTCATTCAGCGCGAAATTAGGCCATTTCTGTGAGTTCTGGGGCATTTCTTCCGTACTTCCTGCTGAAACCTATTTGCCGTCACTCCCCAGACGCTTCACAATCTCGTAAACACTCCGCTCACTCACGTTATATTGTGCAGACAAACACGCGACAATATAAGCTACTTTCTCGCCTCGTTCCCGGGTTTCCCGGAAGTCCTCAAACAGCCGTAGATATTTATGATCCCCCGGCTTTATCCTGGCTTTTTCAAGTGTTTCAATAAGGCCACCGCAGATTTTAAGGGTTTCGTAAACTGTCATTCAGCATTTTTCGTAAGTTTGCAACTCCTACGACATTCAGCAATTACGCCAATGCGCGGTCGAAAGGCTTACAAGCCCCCGGCTGCTGCGCATTGGCGTTTTGTATTTGTATGTCGTAGGAAAACTGCAAATCAGGCCGGGGGCTTTTTCTATGCCTCCGCCTGTGCTGGGTGGGTCAGAGCCGCGTTATCATCATGTCGTTAAATTTAGCCTGATAGTTCAAATGGTTTGTTCTCATGCGCACCTCCGCGCCGTACATGGGCGCTGACTCCCGGTACTCGCCGGCCAGCCATTGGCATAGTTCCACAATCTGGCTCTTGTCTGAGGTGAAACAAACGTATTTGGTGCCTTTGTGCAGCCGCAACACGTCCAGATAGTCGGTCAGCTTCCAATAATTCTCATATTGGCCGCACTCAGTCGTAAGATACGGCGGATCCAGAACAAACAGCGCACGGCTGTTGTGCCGTTCCCGCTCGAATAATTCCCGGTAGTCCATGTGCACAACCTCCAGACCGTCCAGATAGCCGCCACACTCATACGCGCCCGGTCTTACGCGGTTATACATCGTATGTTTGCAGAGTTCTTCCAAGCTGGTGACCCACTTTCCGGAAAACAGCACATTACGGCCTATTGTCAGAATATCGACGTAACCATCGCGCTGCTCATACTCCCGGACTACTGCCAGCACCTCGGCACGCTGGCCGGGCGTGAGTCGCTGGTTCGGTTCAACACCGGTTAAACGCTCTTTAATCGCCTTTAAAATCTCGTTGGTCTGATCGACTGCTGCCAGCCTGTCAATATAGCGGTCAAAGTCATTATAAACGACTCGACAGCCCGTCAACACATGTTTTGCCGTATGCGACAACAGCCCCGAACCTCCGAAAAGGTCGACCACTGTGTCTATTTGTCCATCCACCCGCTCCAGAACCTCGGTAAAGTCCCGGATAAAATAGCGCTTTTGTCCCATAAAAGGCAGCGGGGCGCATTTATATGTCCTACTCATTCAGCATAATCTTTTATTTCCCTAAGGCTTAACTTTCTTGGCTGCATACGAATCTCGTTAAATACAATTGTCCTTTCACAGTGGATAGCTTACTTACATTCTTTCAGATCTTACCTTCCTTTCTGCCGCCTGTGCAGCAGCTATCTCCGCGCCTTCGGCTTCGGTAATCTCCTTCCAGTTGTCGGGTGAGTCATTCGCCGCGAGATATACGGTGCCGGTGACTATCCTGTCACGTATGTTTACATCCCCAGCCTGTGTCAGTGTCATGCCTTCGTCGGCTTTCAGCACCATCGTTGTGTATTGTTCCTGTGTCATATCGAATTTAAGTTAATTAAACTGTTGTTGTTGAAACCGTGTACCCCTTTGCCGTGATAAGCGCTATATTCTCCTGTCCCAGACGGTCGGCAACTGACTGCGGTAGCCTTATGACCGCCGTAGGCATTCCGTTCGCCTTGCGGTCGTAAGACCCCGTGACAAGAGATTCTACAAGACTCCGGTAACCCTCATCGTCAGAACCCCAGTTGCCGAGACAGCGGAAATCCAAGGTCGTTGCCGGACCTTTGCCCACGTTTAACACGCGCACATATGTCACAGGTCTCGTTACCATGTTTTCACGTTCATCCTCACATCCGAAACAGAAATTTGTTTCTGTAACTTTCTCGAAATTCAGTCCCCGGATCCTTTTCAGACTGGAGTTGACATTGGTTTTCACATTTATGTCACCCGAACCGCAGCCAAAACCGGCATAAAAGTCCTTGACCAGAAGATTTGAATAATCCGGAACTTCTTCAAGAAACCGCATGTTGTAGAAACCATACGGCATGTTGGTCTCTGCAAGAACAATGGAATCGGGAAGATGCGTGACATTGGAGCTGCTCATAAACATCTGGAAGGTCGTGGCATTTCTCGCCACCATGGAATATCCCCGCATGTCGGTAAGGTTAAGGCAACGCTTGTATATAGCTTGCACATCTATGACATTATCCCCGAATCTTGTAAGAATCGGTTTACTGATGCCGGAGCCTTCATACATGCAGGAATATGAAATTACAAGAGACTCGTCAAGTTCGACCTCTGGAAGCGTGGTGTTGTATATGTAGCGGAAAAGAGTTAGAAACTTCGCCTTGGGAACCCTGATCACTGGAGGAAGAATCATTTCCGACAGATTGACCGGATAGACATCCTGCACCGCCGTCGCGTTTGTCATATCCCAGTTGGGCACGCGCTTCATCCTGTTCTGCGGCAATTTCGCAAAATCGTTGCCGTTGAAATACAGGTATCTGAATGACTCGCATGCCGATGTGTCCATGTCAGGCATGAAAGCCAGATTGGGGCAGTATGCCCATGCGTTGTAAAGACTCTTCACATTGGAGAAATCAAGCTTGGGGAACACAACAAGTTTAGGGTCATGCGCCCACCAGTTTGTAGAATTGATCACTACATCTCGGGCGGTGGCATCCCAACGCTCCATTATTCCTCGGGCATGAGCAATGTCGGCATGGGTTAGCTCTGGCACATCCTCCATGCAGTCCTCGATTTCCTTCGGGGTGTAGCCGATGGACGCGAGACCCTCGCGCAATCCTATACGCTCCTCCGTCATTTCAGGCTCTGACAGCATCGCCCTGTATGTGTCCGGTCTCGTATAACCAAGCTCCATGAGCCGGAGTTCCGTGGAATATATCTTTTCAAGGGCCGCCACCCTGTCGGAAATGTCAGAGACCGTCTTCCTGGAAGACCTGCATCCGATTTCAACTATCGTCCCCGGCTTGCCTACCGTCTTTATCAAATAAAGGGAAAAAATGCCTGACTGAAATTCGAACAGCCCCTGCAGCATCACGTTTACTCCGTCAGGGCACGAGACCGTTGCGGGGAATACAGCCAGCACCGACCCATTGTGTACGATCCTTATTTCCGTAAGGCACATGTGCCCTTCCTTATGCCTGAATGCAGCGGTCCCGACCGTGTCAATTACCGTATCGTCCACGGTTCCGGAAAAACAGGTATAGCCAAGATCCTTCTCTTCGGGAAAATCGTCGCCCACGGTAACCGTGATGCCTCCACCCTCCGCTGGAGCCGTTATCCTAAAAAGCTCAATCTCGCTTTCACTATTTTCCGGCACTGATGAAAGCATAAAGCTCCACAGTGATCCCCCGTACTCGAACACGGCATGTCCCGTCATGTCCCAATATGACTCTTCATCCTCCCGACACCTCGTGAACACAGCGGGGAAGCGGGCAATCTCCGTCCCTCCGGAATGCAGGAACACGGGGACTGACAGAGCGTCCCGGTTTTCCGCCTCCATAGAATCCAAGACATAGGACATTTCCGCTATGTCGAATGCATCATTGATCCACAGCCTCCTGTCGGAAGTCCAGTCGAAGCCTTCAAGCGAATGCGGTGACAGGTCCAGGTCAACTTCAGGATCGGCGAGTGCCCTGAAATTATTCAGCCGGTCACATGACTCACTAATGTCCGTAATCGTTTTTTCCTGTCCTGTCAGGGTTGCCTGTAACTGCCTGATCCTTTCATCATGCCCATCCACCCTTTTTTCAATAAGTTTCGCCTCACTGGAATCCAGTTTCCCGTTCAGCGCCTCCGCAAGGCCCCCGATCTCCGTAAGACTTATTTTGTCTTGCCTGTGACGGTAACTGTCAATAAGGTCTGCAAAATCAGTCTCCGTGGGATACATCCCCCTGAGGAACCTCCTTTTTAAATGAGCCGCGGTCTTAATTGCCATTGTATTTTGTCTTTATTGAACATTAAACTTATCTTGCACGCATTATGTAGGCGAGTACATAGTAAGGCGGGCGGTTCTCATGCGTCAAGCCATCACCTGTCTTATCCGTGTCGTGCCTGTAATAGGGCAGACCGTCATTATCCGCATCGCTGGAACGGCTGCCCACACCACCGTTGGTCCTGATAACGTCATAATTGCCGCTGAGGATCCCGCTTGCCTCTGCGTAATAGTAGTCCTTGAAATTGTGGCAATGGGATGGTATCTGTTCGGTTTTGAGTGCCACCGCCTTCAAGCCGCCGGCGCCACCGCACGTCCTGTAGTCATTGTCGCTGTCATGCTGACCGACAACGAACCTCCCGCGCAAGTCCGGCACGCGGAAATATCCGCTGCGCGTGGTGTACCTGACTCCGCCGGCACTCTCCGCCGTGTTGAATACCGTTCCGAGCACCTCCGACAGCTCCGGGTAATCCGTTGTCCTCAGTTCCTGCCCGTTGCATAGCAGATACCCCTCTGGCACATCCCGCCCTGCCCACATCTGCACCACTCCCAGCGGTGCCGGCTGCAGGCGTTTAATCTCAGCCCTGAGTTGACCGTTCTCCGACATAAGTTCCTTTATGGTCCTTATGTCGGTGAAATCCTCCCACCTGAAATTTTCCTCCCCGATTCCCGGGGCGAGGCTCCTGCGGGTGTACGCCTTGGGGTAGTCCGTGTTATTGGCGCTCACCGCCATGTCCTCCTGCCGCACATACATGCCGCCTGTAGTCGATCCGCCCTCCCATGGCAGGATCTCCCCATCAGGGTTGCCCGCCGTTCTTACGAACACGTAGCCCTCGTTGCGGCGCGTGCCCTCGTCATTTACCTCGCATCCGCACAGAACCACGCGGTCGCCTGCTATATTCCCGGCAAGCGCCGCGAGTCCCGCCAACTTCTGGAGATAGTCCAGTGTCTCGCAGTCAAGAGGGAAATCACGGTTCGCCTGCGTAAGGAAATTTCCTAATGTCTTGTTCATTATCGTCATTTATAATTTATGGCGTAACGCTTGCCCGCCAGTTTATACATGTTGACCATTGCCCGCAGCCTCGTTTCGGCAGTCCGCAGCTCCTCCGGCACCGTCACCCAGAAGTCGTAACCTCCCGTGCCCGCGAAACCTTCGCGGTGTATGCACGCCGCCCCTGCGCCACGCCGGGGCAGCATCACCCACCGCCCGGTCTCGCGCCGCCATACCGTGGACGCTTCCCGGATCCCCTGACTCTCGTTGTCCTCGATCGCTATGCGCCGTTCCTCCGGGTCAAATTCATCGTTCAGGACACCCCGAAGCTTACATACCTGCCCATTGTGCCACAACCGGTATTGCGTTGTTCCCCTGAAAGTGCGCAGTTCCCGGAGCATTCGTCCCAGGGGGGACACCCCGGCATACATCAGCGCCCCTGCCACCGGGCACCTTAGCCATGTCGGCAATGCCAGGAGTGCCAGCCGCTTCATATTCACGTCATACGTCCTGTCAGCCTTGCTCATCATACGCCTTCATGTTTACGGTTATCTCCCCCGGCTTGAAATATCCGGCCGCAGGCGTAAGGCGTGCGTTTATCTGCGTGGTCGTGCCCTCGTTAGCCGCCTGTGAGGTGCTGCCGCGAAGTTCCACGATTTTCACGCCCTCTACCGCTTGAAGCCGGTCCACGAGCGCCATGTTGGTGTATTCGCCGTTGAACGGGAGGTTCTCTATATAGTCGCGGATCGTTGCGGTGCATGACGCCTGCACGTCCGCAGGATCCAGCATGGCGTTGTAATACACGTCCACCGTGCAGCAGAACGTGTCCGCCTCCATGTTCACGAGCGCCACCCTGACTCCGGCGTCCTTGATCTCGCCTATATATGCCGCCAGATGCCTCTCCTGTTCCGCTGTCAGCGGCTGCCTTTCCCCGCCGCTTTCCCCGGCAACCTTTATGGTCAGCAGGCTGGCGTCCCGGCTCTCGGTAGCCACGGCGTGTTTCACTATCCTGCACGCGGACACCTCGCTTTCTGTCATGCCCTCCGTGTCGTACGTGTCGCTGTCACGGATCAGCTCTTTCCCTTCCATGAACCGGAGAACCTTGTCCCTGTACCATTTCGGACGGTGCGCCATGAGCTCCTCCAGTTCTGCCGTCACTTCCTCTTTGTGACGGCTGACAAGCTGCTCAACTGTCCAGGCACATACAGCCCAGACATAAAGCAGGATATTTTCAACGCTTGCAGCTCCGAATATGTCACCGAACTCTGAGCCCGGAGCAAATCCGTACAGTTCCGCCGCATACTCGTTGCGCATGAACTCGCGTGCGATCTCTGTTTTTATCCCGTTAATATTGCGTGCCATTTTATTACTTGTTTAATAGCTGTTTAATGCTGTTCAACTCACTATAAAATCTATTCCGATGCTCATGAAGCCGATGCCGCCGTAAGGGCAAGCCGACATATCATCCGCGCCCGCTTCCGTTGCCGGTTCTACTTTATGCGCCCGGTACAGTTCAACGGTCCGGGTGTCACCTCCTGCCAACAGTTCCGGAACAGTCAGGACGCGCCCGTCTTCCAGCCTGTCGGTTATACTCATGCCGTTTGCCTCTGCCAGGGCAAGTACCGTCTCGATGTGTCCGCAGGTTTGCAGGGCTATGTCGAGCAGTGTCTGCCTTTCTTTCGCTATTGTTTTCATCGCTCTATGCTAATAGTCCCGTCGGTTTCCATTACAACACGCTCACAATCGACACCGCAACCGCGTAACATCTGGCGAACTTCACCAGGCCACATTATATCGGGCTGACCTGCTCGGAGTCTGCCGGCTTCTCCACCTAAAAGGGGGTGTTCCTTAATGTCTCCGCGCATAGTGGTGACAACCGCCTCGGCGGTCTGCTCCCCGGTGTCGCCTATGGCTATGCGTCCGTGTTCGATAAGCAGGTCGCCGGTGATGCTGTCAATTAACATGCCTTTCATCGCTGTCCTTATTTTTTCGGTTGCTCATAATCGGTGCTGAAAATCTCGTAATCTTCATCGCTGACCGCGCTGATTTCAACTACCTGATAATTGGCCTCTGTCATTTGACTGAGTGAATAACTTCTAATCACAAGCCGCCCTATATTCAAAGCGTCTAAAAACTCGCTGTGAACTCTCAGAGCCTCATTTGCTTCCAATAGCTTGCGAACTTCCCGCACCTCATTGGTCGGCCATTTATCGGCTATTTCTCCACCCTCGACACACTGCAAGCCCAGCACGATATTAACCGCCCAGTCTCCGGCGTTTATATACTCCTTAACCGTGCCGTCTCTACCGGTCAGGGCGGTGCTTATAATTCTATGCTCCCGGCTGGCTGCCGCCACTGCATCGGCAAACGTCAGTCCCTCGCCGTTTTCTCGCTCCAGTCTGAGCGGGCAGAGTACCCAGCGCCCCTCCCAATATTCGGGGTCGGTGATAGGCTGTCCAATCTCGTGCACGGTTATGCCGTCACGCTCAGGGCTTCCGCCCAGCTCCTTGAAGCGTATAAGTTTTTTAGCCATGTGCTGCCCCCAGCTCATAGCTGCAAGATCTATACTGACAGGTAATTTTTTACCTTTTAAGCTCGGTTGTGGAATTAAGCTCATGACATTGCTAATTGTGTGTCGTTTAGTGCTCCCATAAGGGTTTCCAAAATAACAGCCTTGACCTTTTCGGTACTTTCGCCGACGGTCGCGGTGTGTATCTCGAAGCGCTCGACAAGTTTATCGATATTTACAGTAATATTTCTTATCTTACCGCCGTTGTCACTGCCGGAACCGCCACCCGTGCCGCTGGCTCCGCTCAGAGTGTTGCCGGTGGGATTGACAGACGGCACCGTTACCTCTGGCACTGTCGCCCCGCTGTTCGGTGTGCCGCCGGATCGCGTTTTACCCTTGGACTTGCCCGCCGCCTCTTTTTTTGCGGATTCCGTCATTTCAGCGTCGTAAGCAGTGTTGAATGCCGTGCCTATCTGCTTGCCGTAGTCGCTGAAGCCGGCTTTTAACTTCTTAAGCGCGGCATCTATGCCGGAGGCGTCCAGACTGAACGCGGCTTTTATAAGGTCGCCTATGGCCCCGAATGTTGTTTTTGCAAGCTCGCCTATGCCGGAGAAACAAGCCTTAAATGCTGCCCATGTGCCTTTGAGCACTGCGCGGAATTTTGCCGACGTGTTCCAGAAGTAGGCACCTATTGCGATAAGCGCGGCAATGGCAGCCGCTATCCAGCCAACAATCGGAATGCTCATAATTGCCACAGAAACGGCGCGACATGCCGCTGACGCTGTTGTGGCAAATATTCCGAATGAGGTTGAAGCAGTCGCCGAAAATGCAGCTGACGCAGTGCCCCCGGTCACAAACGACAGAACCAGAGCGCCCAAACCTTTGAGGGCGTTTAATATGCCGACAGTCGCAAAGCGTATCAGCCCAATGGTGGCGCGCCCTATATTGCCGATAAAACCCAGCGATATCATGTTTGTTGTGGAGAGTGTGCCGTTCATCAGCGCGAAGCTCATAACTGCGGAGCGTGCCCAGCCGACAACACCGGCCCACATTCCGGCCCAGTTCAGACCTTTTATTAGCAACATGAATTTCCACACCGCGGTCAGTAGCGGGGCGAGCTGCGCAAACGGCACAAGTGCAGAGGTCAGCACGCCACACCACAACGAAAAATCGCCCGTTGCCTGGAATATGGAAATTTTAAGATCCTCAAACTGTTGGTTTACTCTTGCCTGTCTCTCTGCGTAACTATCCATGACAATAGCCGCCTGCTCGGTCGCGCTGTTGGTGCCTGTTACGGCCTCGGTAAAGCCTTGCAGTTGGTCGGTGCCCTGAATGAGTGCGCGGGCTGCGTTGGCGTTCTCGACACCGAAAAATTTAGACAGCAGCGCACTGTCGTTTAACAGAGGTTTCAACATCTCGAGCCGCTCTCGCAGGCTCTTGGAATTGTCGCCTAATGCCATCACGTCAATGCCCGCGGCCTCCAGTTCTTCGCGTGCCGCCTTTTCAATAAATCGGCCTTTGCTCAGCTGCCCCAAAACGTTGCGGAGGGCGACACCGCCCTCGCTGGCTTTCTTGCCGGCTTTATCAAGCACTTGGATTGCGGCGTTGGTTTCCTCAAAGCTCACGTTGGCAGCCTTTGCCGCCATGCCGCATTGCGTCAATGCCGCGCTGATTGCCGGAAGCTCCGCCGATCCTGCCTGACCGGCCGCCGCCATTACGTTCATCATACGCGCCATTTCCTCGCTTGCTGCCGTCGGGTTCTCCATGCTCACCCCATACTGATTCATCGCCGTGGTCAGCACCTGCGCCGCTGCCACACCGTCCCCACCCATCAGCTTGCTGGTCGTCTGTATGCAGTCGCCCATCGCGCTGAGTGCTTCCGGATATTTGCCCAGTTCCGGGCTAAGCTGTGAGAGCAACAATTTGTAACCCTCGACGGCAACCGCTGCATCTGTTCCGAACGCCTTTGCACTTTGCCGGGCAAATGTCTCGATCTGTTTCAGGCCCTCACCGGTAACGCCCGCCACCGCGCTGAGGTCGTGCATCTGGCTATCCAACTTTATCCCCGCGCCGCTCAACTGACTGAAACCGTCGGCAACGTTCTGAAATACATCTTTCAGATATGAGAACGTAGCCAGCGACCCCGTAAATCTACGCACGCCGCTGTCTGCACCCTCAACGGAAGCAGTGAAATTTCCGGCTGCAGCACTCATGCCGCTTATTTGAGCCGAAAAATTTCCGCCTATGTTAAAAATGTAGTCAAATACGTTTGCCATATCGGTTATATTTGTTATATTTGTGGCGTAGTAACCGGTAACAATTTTTTTATGCTCAGCTTAATGCTTAAAATAGTATGCTACGGCGCCCTCTTCGCTTATCTGGGCTGGGTTGCTTACGCCTTGTATCGGGCTATTTTCAAAGCCGGTAAAAACGGGACACTTCCCTGGCTCTAACTCTTAACCTCGCCGAACAGCGACGCGATAAGCTCCGCCCGGTTCCGGTTCCGCCACCGTTCCAGCCAGATGGCTTCACAGTATAGCCGTGCCCATTCCTCCTCCGTCTCAATCCTGTCAATATCGACGTGCAGGTTCGCACGGATCAGGGCGCACCCCTTGGCGAAGCCGTCCTCATCGTCCGGCTCCGCCAGCGCGTGCGCCTCTACAAGTTTTTTATTAAGCCCTGAAAGCCGTTGAGGACTTCACCCAACTTCTTTTGAACCGCCATGAATAGGAGCGCATCCGTGCGCAATTCCTGACTGCCACCTAGCCAGCAGTTGTCGAACATCACTTTACCGGCTTCCACCTCGTCGCTCTTTGCGACCTTGGTTACTGCTTTAAGGGTCTCCAGAGTTGGGCGCTTGAAATAGCCAATATGCACCTCATCGCCGTCTTTAATCTCAACTGCGAAGCTCTTACGGTGCTGGGTTTTGAAGGCTTCGACCTGTGCGTCTGTCAAATCGCCGTTAAATACTTTAGGGGCGTTGTTTACTGTTTCCATGCTTTTTAATCGGGGGTTAAATGGTTTTTAACAACTGTTTAAGTTTGATTATTAGTGACCGTTAAGGGGATCAACCCTTAACGGCCTTAAAAGGGTACGAATTGGGGATTTATGCCGCCTTGCCCCATTCTATATGTGAGGGAACCAGCACAAGCTCCACCTCCTGCCCGGTGTCGCCCTCTTTCCACTTACGGGCGTTGCTTGATATATGGCAGTTCCGGATTTTGTCTGTCACCACTATGCCGCTGTCCGGCAAATAGCTGACCTGGATTTCGATTGGCGGGAGGTCTTGCAGTCGCCCGTTGGGGCTTTGTGCCTGGAGCGCCTGCACTTCCTCCTGATAGAGGATAAGTTTCGCAGCCGGGGTTATGCGGCCTTTCGCACGCCCTACCGGGTGACGCCCGGCACCCCATTTGTTCACGATCTCCTGCTCGTCGCTGTACTCTACGCCGACAATGCCCGTTACTGGAACACCTCCGACAAGCACCACAATGTCAGCCCACGCAACCAACATGCCATTTACCAAGGGCACGCCGTTATTTATTACTGTTGCCATCGTTTAGACTTTTTTGGGTTAGTTCATACGGATTTTGCAAACCCGATTTTTATTCTCACGTGGCGCATCACGGGCACAGCCACGTTCTTGATCACGATTTCCACGGTGCCGCTGCCTGCGACGTCCTGCGCCGGGTCAATCTCGACTTTGTAGCCGCTAAGTTCCCCGGCTCGCTCCATAGCCTCGAGGGCTTGGTTTGCCACGGTTTCCAAATGCGCCACGGTATAGCTTGCCAACTGTCCTGTGGAAGCGTCCACATATACGTTGCCGCCGAGTTCAGGCTTCACGTATGTGCGTATGCCTCGCACTGCCTTGTCCATAGTTCGTACGCTTTCAATGGCTGCGTAGTCACTGATTGCCGAGTCCATAGTGTGGCTGTCATTCATATAGCTGCCTGCCTGCCCGATGTGAGTGACAAAGAACAGATAACGCGCCGTGTCAAGTGTCTCGAGCAATGCCTTGTCCACATCGCGCAACAGTGTGCCGTCACCGAAAGCCGGGAGACTTACACCGGTGGGGAACTCTTTGATCCACGCAATACTCTGGTGAACCTTTGCGCTGCTCAGCAAACCCATAACGACACCCAGACCGCTGACGCTCGCTTTACCGGTGTTTGTTTTGTCGTTATAAAGTTCCGCGCCCTTGCCGCTTCCTGCCTGTCCTATCACCACGCTGACGCGGCTTTTATTCTCACCCGCAAGGTTAACCGGCATTGTGTTGAGCGTGCCCACTTTTGGGGCGTACACGACAGACAGTTCCGCCTCCTCCCCGGCAAGTGCGTCCGCGACACCCTGCAGGGCCGTGAGGTCGTCACCGCTAAGGGTGCGGTCGCCACACCATACGCCGATCTGACGGATACGGCCGGCCGCAAAGTTCTGCACTGTCTTAAGCTCGGCGAATGTCTGGGACTCACCCTGCGGCTTCTCGAAGATCGCCACATACAGGCTGACCGCCGGATTAAGCCGGTAAATCTCGCTGAGGTGATAATGAAGCACACGCACCGCCCAGCTCTCCGCGTCCGCTGTTATTCCTGCGGATTCTGCCGCGTCTATCGTGCTGAGCGCCTGCACTCGTCCTGTCTTGAACGTGTCGGGAATATCGGTTGCTGCCATGTAAGACACAAGGCCCGTTATATGATCCTCGCCCGGCAAGCTCTTGGGGACGTTGCCGTTCTCTCTAAGGATTTTCAGACTTGTTCCCATCACGCTTCAACTTTTAAGGGTTCTGCTGATAGTCCCAGGTTCTTGCCGTGATTACGGGCGTCGTTTTCCTGAGGGAAGCACTGACCGTCGGCAGTCACCCATACAACCGGGAGCCCGTGGCGCCTGCACGCCGTACGTCCTACCGCGTAGAGCGCGCCAGTCGCGGCGTCTGCCGGGGTCTTGGGTTTTGATTCTTTAGCTTTCGCCTTGTCCTCCTGACGCATCTTCTCCGCTTCCTCCGGACTCTGCGAAACAGGGCCGGCGGCGGCCGGTTCGGCATCGGCGGGGACAGGTATTGTTTCTTTCGTTTCGTTGCTCATGTCGTTTTACGTTTTTTGAATTTATAAATTATCCAGCCGGCTGCCGCCAGGATCATGAGTGTCACCGCTATTTGGGTGGCAACCTTCGCCCGCTCCAGCAGACCCGGCGGTTTGGTTGCCGTGACCGTCACTTCGTCAAGCGTGCCCCCGTCAAAGATCTGCTCCGATTCGGCTGTGGTTTCGGTCTTATCCTCGGCGGTCATGGCGGTCGTCTCGTTGCTCAGGCTTTGCTCACCGTGCGTTTGCCGGATTCTGGCTTTTAACGGACACTTGCCGGTATCCGGGTCGGGCGGCTTCCCGGTGTCGTAGACCTCAATCTCCGTCACTGTCACCCCCCGGCTCTCGGTCTCCCGCGTCAGGGTCGCATCTTGCTTTCCCTCGCTCCGGCTTTCGATTTGGGTGCTGGTCGCCGCATGCTCCGTCGTCTCCGTCCGTGCCTGGTCCACGACCTTGCGGTGGGAGCAGCAGCTCGAATTTGACAGGGCAGCAGTCAATATGAGGACAGCCCCAAATGCGCTCCATGGCTTTGTTGAGCCTTTGCACATCATTGCGTAAGTTTATTATTTCTGCTTTGAGCGGCGGAACGATACTTTCCATTAGTATGTCCGCAGCCTTTCGCACGTTCTCCAGTTCGTGGCTCTTGACCTCAGCGAGCTTGTCTTTCATCTCGGCACGCAGCCTGTCAAGTTCGATCCTGTATTTGTCGCGCTCCAGCTTACGGCCTACCCATGCCCCGATCGGGGCAGCTATCGCCGCCGAAAGCGCCGATATTATGATTGTAATTATTTCGCCGCTCATTCATGTGGTTACTGTTTAATGCCGACCGTGGGAAGCCAGGATTTCACGTTGAAACTCGGGCAAGCCTTGGCGGCAAACTCATTATGGCCGTGCACTGTCGCGCCGGGGTATTGCCTGAGCAGGTCTTTGACCAACGAAGCAAGCGCAGTCCGCTGCGCGGGCGTGCGTGTGTCTTTGGGGGTCTTGCCGTCGGAAGCACAACCGCCAATATAGCACACGCCTATGGAGTTGGCGTTCTGCCCGGTGCAATGCGCCCCGGCTTTCGACAGGCTGCGTCCGGGGTGGACGCTTCCGTCGCGGTAGATCACAAGGTGGTAGCCTATGCCGTTGAAGCCGCGGGCGCGGTGCCACTGGTCGATCTGTGCCACGGTGTAGTCCTTACCCTCGGGGGTCGCAGCGCAGTGCAGGATTATCTTGTCTATCTTTCTCACTGTTACGGGATCTTACGCGACCTTGTCGCTGATTATCGCCGCGCGGCATTTGGTCTCGCTCAGTGGCAAGCAAATGCCGTACTGCTCGAAGTTCACGAGGTTGCGGTGGTTCTGCGGGTCGTTCTCTGCTTTGCTCCAGTAGAATTTTGTAGAGCCGGCGGCTTTCATCATACGCCCGGCGTAGAACGCGACAGAGCTCTGCACGTCCGTGTCTGCCGGTACTGCACCCCATGCCAGTTCTTTGCGGGTTGTCGCGTTGTAATATGGGGTGCCGTCATATTCGAAAATGTCAAACCCGTACAGGCGCCCGATCTTGCCCTCGGTCTGGTTGATGTTGTAATGATCCTTGAAGCGCTGTTCTGTCTGGAGCAGGTCGTTCACATGGTCGGAACATAAAACCAGCACACGGTCCTGCTTGGGGATTCCCATCTTGTCAAAACTGCGTTTGAGTGCCAGAAGGTCCGCCGAAGTCATCATCTTGCGACCCTCCTGGGCATCCCCCGTGGTGCGCAGCACTGGGATATCCGTATTGTTTTCGTCAGGCGCGATTGCATGGATCGCACGCTGGCCGAATGTCTCGACCAGGGCATCACGGTGACGCTCCTGCACGCTTGCCATCTTGTCGTAACTGGCTGCATGCAGCTCGTCATCTGTCACCGGCGTGGCCTCGGTGCTGAATTTGTCAAGGCTCACAGGTTTGTCCGCATCCTCCAGCGCCGTGATGCCGATCGGGAAGGTTTTATTATTGACAAGAACCTTGGGGTCGCCGCCGATTGCCACGAAGTGGATTACATCGTTCTTCACATGCTGGTTATAACTCCGGATCCTCGCAAGCCAGCCCCATGACTCCAGGGCTGTGCGGAACTGCTTGATCTGTTCGCCGGTCCATATCTCCTTGAGAACTCCGGCGCGGAGAACTCCACCGGGAGTCGCACTGCCCAGCGCGAGGGCGAGCACGTTGCCGGCCACAGCTCCAGCTTCGGGAGCGCAACCGATTGCCACTGCACAGGCGGCGCCTGCAGTGGCGTTGAACGCTACGGCAGTCAGCATGCAGCCGACAATGACGAGCAGTTTTTTTAAAATGTTGCTTCTGGTTTTCATTGTTATTTATGAATTATTGATTTGTTCGTGTGTACACCGCAATTATTCGCTAAGGGGCGGGCACTCTATGCCATATTCCTCTTTATACAGGCGCATGTATTCTGCCGGCTGTTCTTTGCGCAGTGTCAGGAGTTCATCCTGGGGCACTTCGCTGAGCTTTTTGTAGCTCTTGGGCGCTTCGCCGGAGCCGGGGGCACTCTCTTTGCTCAGTCTGAGAGTTTCGGTCGGCTTGGTCTGTGCCTGCATGGTCTTGAATGTGTCTGCAAGCATATCCGCGCCGGCTGCTTTCCCCAGGTTGATAAAGTGGTCGCGCTGCCCGGCTACGATCTTGCGCTCTGCAATCGCCTGGTCCACACACCGGGTCACGGCGGCAAGCTGCAATGTCTCGGCATTATCTGCCTTTGTTTTCATCAGCTTGAGCGCGGCGGTCGCCTGCTCGTCGCTGGTTCCCTCTGGCAAGCCCAGGAGGGTCAACTGTTCTTTGTTCATCGCTGTTGTCTGATTTTTGGGTTTATTGTTTCCCTCGCCGGTTCCGTCACCGGTTTCGGGTTCATCTTCTTCTGTCAGCTGAAGCAGGGGGAGTCCGGGGCAGTCCTCGCCGGCGGCAAGTTTCAGGAGCCTGCCCCCCTCGCCATACAGCTGCAGTGCCTCGTCGTTACCGCCTATGTCCACGATACTGACCTCGACCAGCTTTGACCGCGTGACGGTCTCACGCGTCTGCCCGGGGAGCACCAGCGCATCGTCCGCGCTCGTTTCAATCGGGAGAAGCGCGGCAGAAGCCATGCGCAGGAATCCACTTTCCCATTTGCTCTCTATCTGCTTGGCAAAGTCGTCATTCCGGTCGAATACCGGCGTGCCTATAAGCTTGCCGTCCTCGACCCGCAGGTTCTCGACCCGGCCTATCGGCATAGCGTCCCCGTCGAATGCCCGGCGGTGCATCCAGAGCAAAACGGGGTTGCGCCCATACTGGCTCAGGTCTATGCCCTCTGTCAGCACGCGCGTGCCGTAGCAGTTTACGGCACCCGTTGATATTATCACATCTTTCGCCATTGCGTTCTGTCTGTTAATAAAGCCCGGGGCGCAAAAGGGGAATGAATTGTCAAGGGAAGGTGGGTCCCCTGCGCCCGGGGCGGTTAGTCGATCCTTGATTGTCGTGGCGGAGACAGGATTCGAACCTGCGACCTCCGGGGAATGAACCCGGCGAGCTACCGGCTGCTCTACTCCGCAATGTGGCTGTAAGTCGTTCAGCGTTGCAAAATTGGTCATTATCCCTGCCTTGACAAAAAAGTGTAAGCATCTTGCTCACACTTTTTTCTGAAAAGCCGTTTTTACCCCAATTTTGCACCGTCGGAACGCGCTTCACCGGCGCGTCGAGTATAAATACATTATATTATGAATGGCAACCAAGAAAGAACGTGAGCAGCAGCGCGAACACGCGCGCCTCCTGTACATGCAGGGTGAACCCCAGAAATCTATCGCCGGAAAGGTAGGGGTGTCGGCACAGACGGTCACGAGATGGGTCGCTGACGGAGGCTGGGAACAGGCACGGGCCGCCGCCAACATCACCCGCCCGGAACTCGTCAACAAGATATTGAACAGCATCAACGTGCTGCTGGAGGACCTGGCAGCCAACCCCAGTCCCGAGAAAACGGCAGCAAGCGCCGACAAGCTCGTCAAGTTCGCTGCCACAGTCGAACGCCTTGACAAAAAAACTTCGGTCGTTGACGTCATAGAGGTCTTCATGGCTTTCAGCAAGTGGCTGCAGTACCGCATGAGCTTCGACCCCAATGTAACCCCGGAACTGCTCAAAACAATTAACCATTATCACGATCTTTTCATATCCGAAAAGTTAAAAGAGTCTTTTTAACGCATGACTAAAGCGGAATTAAAAAAAGCGATTGAGGATTGGAAACGGCACTGCGAGACGGTGCAGTCGGCAACTTCCGTCATTATCACCGAAACGCCGGCACAACGGCTCGCACGTATTGCCCGGCTGCGCTCTGATTATGCCGCTTTCGTTGATTACTATTTCCCACACTGGACCGTCAACCCCGAAACCGGGAAAGCTACCCCTTGCGCTAAATTCCACATTGATGCTGCCAATAAGATAAAAGCCAACCGCAACCTCAAAGCCGGTTTCGTCTGGCACCGCGGCGCGGCAAAGTCCACCAACATGGACGTATTTGTACCCATGTGGCTAATGTGCCAGGAACGCCGGGAAATAAATGTCATGGTTATTGTCGGCAAGTCTGAGGATAACGCCAAGACCCTGTTAGGTGACATCCAGGCGGAGTTGCAGTACAACCAGCGTTATATTGCAGATTTCGGAGAACAGTATAACGCCGGTTCATGGGAGGAGGGCAAATTTGTAACACAGTCGGAAGTGGCATTTTTTGCGCGTGGCCGCGGTCAGTCCCCGCGCGGTCTGCGCTACCGCTCGCACCGTCCGGACTACATAGTTATCGACGACCTCGACGATGACGAACTGGTGGAAAGCCCCGCCCGCGTGTCCAAACTTTTCGACTGGGTGCGCTCGGCGCTTTTCGGCACTCTTGACGGCGGACGCGGCAGATTCTTTATGGTCGGCAACCTCATTGCCAAAAATTCCGTGCTTGCTAAGTGGTGCGACATTAAGAGCGTACACGTTACACGCGTGAATATATATGACAAAAACTGCGATATTTCATGGGCTGCCAAATGGACATCGGAGGAAGTGCAGGCCATTGCAGACGTGGCGGGTTATCGCGCCTTTCAAAAAGAATACATGAATAACCCGATAATTGAGGGTGCAGTGTTCCGCAACGAGTGGATCCGCTGGGGTAAGCGCCCGGTTTGGTCTAAGTTCTCGGAAATTGTGCTTTATATCGACCCCAGTTTCAAAGGCTCAAACAAAAATGACTTTAAGGCGGCGAAACTCTGGGGAAAAGCGGGGACTCAGCTCTGGCACCTCCGTGCTTTTGTCCGTCAGTGCTCCGTTGCCGAAATGGTACGCTGGTGTTACGACCTTTACGAATGGGCGCGCGCTCAGGGTATCGCCGTGCGCTGGTACATGGAGGCGAATTTTATGCAGGACACCATCCTCGATGAATTTATGCGAGAGGGTGAACTTCGCGGCTACCAGCTCCCAATGACCGGCGACAAGCGCAAAAAGCCTGACAAGTTCCAGCGCGTTGAAGCTGTTTCGCCACTGTGGGAGCGTGGGTTCGTCTATTACGACGAGAGCCAGCGAGACGACCCCGATATGCTCGCCGGCATCGACCAGACCCTCGCATTTGAAAAGGGTATGCGCGGACACGACGACGCACCGGACGCCGACGAGGGCGCTATATGGATTTTACAGAGAGATACCCGACAAAAGAAAATTGTTTCATCCACTTCAATAGGGTTGCGACCTAACGCAAAAAATGTATCATGGTAATATTTGAATACTTCCGCGCCCTCCTGTTCGACTGGCGCAAAAAACGCGCGATCCGTGAAGCTCAGCGCTCCGCTGACCTCCACCGTAAAAAATTCCTGGTACTTGTGCTTCATGGGCGCCCGGTCTGCGTATCTATGCAGGGCGTTAAAAAAATGATCCGGCAAAAGCGCCTCCCTGGCCTGACTGCCGAAAAAGCCCGCGAAATTGCAATTTATGAAGCTATGCCCAAAACTTCCGGCCTATGTTCCTGACTCTTGACGACTACCGGGGCGTGTGCGACGAATACGAGCTCAAGCAGATAACACAGAACGAAGAAACACGCCTGACCGCCGAAGCCGCCGCCCTGGAGCAAATCGGTTCTTATCTGCGTTATCGCTACGATATGACCCGGGTATTTGCTTCTGAGGGCTCAGAGCGTAACGCTATGCTCGTACAGTGCGCCGTAAATATTTCCCTTTGGCTAATGGTTCACCGTCTCCCTCAGAATATGGGACACGAACGCCGGGAATGTCTCTATAACGACGCTATCAAATGGCTTCGCGATATTCAAGCCGGCAAAGCCTCCCCCGACTTGCCTCTCTATGAGAGTGAGGACGGAGACGACGCACGCAACCCGGTGCGCTACGGCTCTATGAAACCAAACAGATACGACTATTAAACACCCGTTAAATACCGTTTAACCCATGTTTAAGCTGTGTGCTAAAATTGAGATAACCGGCGAGCGCTGCTGGGACATCGGCTTTGTCTCGGCGGTGGAGATTGTACGCGACACTGAGAAGCTCACAGCCGAAGCCAAAATAACACTCCCTAAAAAAATGAAGTGGAACGGCTCGGCTGAAATTCCTGTGCATCGTGGCGACTCCGTGCGTATTTATCTGGGATATAACGGTAATTTACAGCTTGCTTTTGTGGGTTATGTCCGTGACGTAGGCTTCAAAACCCCGGTTGTCATTACCTGCGAGGATGATATGTACAGGCTCAAACAAATGCCGGCACAGAAAAAAGCCTACCGCTCTGTTACTATTGAAACGCTTCTTAAGGACCAGGGCATAACTTACCGGTTTAACGTCATGGGTGAACAGTCGCTCGGTGCTTATCGTGTCACCGCTGACACTGTGGCCGCTTTGCTCGGAAGATTATCAGAACAGGGCATCCGCTCATTTTTTCGTTACGAGAACGGCGAGCCGGTTCTTTACTGTGGCGTGCTCTTTGACCGCGACAGTACTCCCTCGCAAGTGTTCCGCTCCGGGCTTAACATCATTTCAGACAACAGCCTCCAGCAGCAAAAGGCGGAAAATATGCGCCTGCGCGTTAAGGCTGTCAGCCTTATGCCAAACAATAAAAAAATTAAGGTTGAAGTCGGCGACGCTGACGGTGAACACCGAACATTACACACCTACAACAAAACCGAACGTGAGTTAAAAGCGTGGGCGGAACAGGAAGTTAAACGGCTTAAACGTGACGGCCTGACCGGTTCGTTTACTACGTTCGGGGCTTCTCTGGTTGACCCGCTCGACGCTATCGGCATAATCATTGACGGCTCTAAAATGGGAGTATATCAGGTAAAAAAGAATGTAATAAAATATGGCGATTCCGGCTTCCGTCAGGAAATAACGCTCGGGCTTCGCGTGCAATAGTTTTGAGTTATGCAGAATTTACGAAACGTTATCAGACAGCTGGCACAGCCTGACGGTGAAACCGTCGCTCTTGTGTGCACCGTTGACGCTGTGGATAAATCAGCGCGCACGGTTGACTGTTCGCCTATCAATGAGGGTGCGCCATTGCTCGGGGTCAATCTTCAAGCCAACCAGGAGGGTGAATGTGGGGTGTGCCTGTTCCCCGAAATTGGCTCTTACGTCGTTGTCGGCTTCGTTGCCGAAGGAGCCGCCGGGGTGGTGCTGCTTACTGAGAAAATAGAGTCCGCCGAAATTGTGATCGGTGATACCTCGGCTGTCATCAGCGCCGACGGTGTGCGTATCAACGTGGGCGACATCTCCGCAAATCTGAGTAAAAGCGCCGTAACTTTCAATGGTGGCGACCTCGGAGGATTGGTTAAGGTGCAAGCCCTGACCGACAAATTAAATGAGCTTATACAGACCGTTAACGCTCTTATTACTTCCTATAACACCCACACCCATATTACAACCGCAACAGTCGGGGCAAGTACCGCTCCGGGGGTATTATCTCCGACGGAACAGACAGCACAGCAGGCGCAGCCATTTAACCGCTCAGACTACGAAAATGAAAAAGTAAAACATTAACATAAACTGCAATGGCAAATATAATAACCAATATCCGCGACTATTTCAGCCGCCCCAAACGCTCGGAACTGGTAGAACTCGCCCGCCGTGTAAGTTCAAAACAGGGGTTGAAGCTCATAGCACAGCTCCAGCAGCAGACCGACAGCCTGACCAAAAAGGACGTGGCAGACTGGCGCGCCGCTCATCAGGTGGCTATTGACTACGAAAGCCCGAACCGTTGCCGGCTTTATGACATTTACGCCGATTGTGCCCTCGATGCTCATCTCTCAGGCTGTATCGCCCAGCGCAAAGGTAAGGTATTGCAAAAGGATTTCCGCCTCGTAGACGCTTCGGGTAAAGAAAACACAGCAGCCACGGAACTGCTGCAAGCCGGTTGGTTCCTTGACTTCCTCGAGCTATGTCTTGACTCAATCTACTGGGGACCCACGCTCATACAGTTGGGCGACATTATCAGAGACAACGGACCGATGCGTTTTGACGGCGTGGAACTCGTGCCGCGTAAACATGTTGTGCCTGAATATGGGGTCTTGGTTCGTAATCCGGGCGACGACTGGCGACAGGGCACAACTTACCGCGAGGGTGATATTGCCAACTGGTGTGTGGAGGTCGGCAAACCGCGTGACCTCGGTCTGCTCCTTAAGTGTGCTCCCCCATGTATCAGCAAAAAGAATATGCTCGCTTATTGGGACGTATTCGGTGAAATTTTCGGTATGCCTATGCGCATAGCTCGCGTTAACGGGCTTGACGACGCGGAACGAGCCAAAACCGAAGCAGCCCTCCGCGATATGGGCGCAGCTCAATATATCGTAACATCTGACGGCACGGAAATTGAGATTAAGGAAAGCAGCCGCGGTGACGCTTACAACGTCTATGACAAGCGCGTGGATCGCTGCAACTCTGAGCTGTCAAAGGTGGTGTTAAATCAGACAATGACCATTGACTCCGGCTCCTCACTCTCACAGTCAGAAGTGCACCTCGAAATATTTGAGCGCACAACCGAAAGTGATGCTATTATGTGCGCCCATATTATCAATGGGCGACTGCTTCCCCTTATGGAGTTGCACGGCTTCCCGGTCAAAGGTTGCCGCTTCCAATGGAACAATGCCGCCAGCTACTCACCGGCGGAACAGCGCGAAATTGAACGCCTGGTTCTGGAGTATTACAACATTCCGCCGGAATACTTCACGGAAAAATACGGCGTGACTATTGACTCCCCACGTGAGACAAAAACACAGCCCGACCGTTTTTTCGACTGAGCCCCGCAAATGACTCGGGGCTGAAATCAGCATACCGTAATTTTAACATTGCGCTTGAGTCTTTGTATAAAGATGAACTTATCAAATCAGCTGATGAAGAGAATAAGCCCAAATTTGACGACACGGCATTTTTTGACGCTGCCGATATGGTCTACAATGCCGGGGGCTTTGATGCGTCGCAACTCAACACCCCCGAAGCTCGCCGCCTGATAGCCGAAACGGTTAAGCAACTCAACACCGCCATAAGTTCAAGCGTTCCCCATGAGGTGCCGGAGGTGGTGCGCTATGCCCTCGAAAATAATGCTTTTATTTTCTCTGGCTTTAAGGCGTTCCACACACTCCGGGAGGTCGGTCTGTCTCTGACTACCGACAAAGGAGATATTAAACCGTTTGAAATATTCCGCCGCGACGTGGAAAAGGTCAACAACCAATATAACCATAACTACCTATATGCGGAATATAACCACGCGGTCGGTGCTTCTCTAATGGCTGCACGCTGGCAACAGATTGAAGCCGACGGCGACCGTTACGACCTCCAGTACCGCACGGCTCAGGATGACCGTGTGCGAGAAGATCACGCAATTCTGCACGGCACAACGCTGCCACCCTCCGACCCGTTCTGGTCGCTCTATCTGCCGCCGAACGGCTGGAACTGCCGTTGCACAGCCGTACAGGTTCGACGTGGCAAATACCCCCAGAGCGACCCGGCGCTCTCTATGCTCCGCGGTCAGAACTGCACCGAAGCCGCCAAACAGCAGATTTTCCGCTTTAACCCCGGTAAGGATCTGAAACTGTTCCCGCCCAAACATCCGTATTACAAAGCACCGGAAGCAGCCAAACAGGCAATTGAGCAACTGAGTGAGGAACGCACCAGAGACCAACGCCTTGCCGACATCATTGCGGAATTGCCCGACACGTTGACAACTGAACAAAAAAAGGCCATAGCCGAGAATTGTTTGACGATTGAGCAGGACTTCGGTATTGCTAAGGGCAAAGCCATGACATACGACCAGGCAAACAAAGGAAAGGAAAACCCGCTATATTCAAAAGGGGGCGGCTATCATGTAAACTGTCAGACCTGCACTGTTACCCATTGGCTCCGCCGCCTTGGCTTTAATCTCCAGGCTAAGCCCAATATTAAAGGGAGCGCCTTTGCTGAATTGAATGCACAGGGCATTACTTGGGAGGAGCGGTTTCTTAACCCTGACGGCTCAAAAATTGATTATGATTATACGTTCAACTGGCAACGCCGCAAAGGCTACACAAAAATGACCGCTAAACGTTTACAGGAGTATTTCACCGAAAAATTTAGCGAGGACGGGGTCTATGAAATTTATTGCGGGTGGAAAGGGGGCAACGCTCATGTATTTATGGCCGACGTTTCAAGCGGCAGAGTCCGCTATTTTGACCCCCAGAGTGGCAAAGACGACGTGAGCAGCTACATTGCGAGCATGAGACCCGGAATGGTTGGCGTTATTCGGATTGATAACAAAATTATAAACCCGAAAGTTAAAAACTTATTCCTCGAGGTCAAATGAGCCCAATAACGCCAGTGCATCATTTCCCGTTATCAGGCTGCAATTTCCCCCCTTGGCAACTACAAGCCGCGGCAAGCCTGTGGGTAATGCGAAGCCGTGATCATCTAAAAGGCCGAGGCTATAAACATCGCCGGCGGCGGTGGTTCCTACCTTTTCAGCATGATTTGCAGCTTCACCCATTTTCTGGGCGTAGTCTAATATTTTTGTTATTTTGTCCATTCGCCGCAAATTTACGAATTTATTCTGATATAATAACACTTAAACACCGATTAAATGCTCGACGCCAACAAACTAAAAGCCGACATTCTCGACGACATGCGCGTGGACCTCTCCGAAGAGTTCGACCGCAACTTTGAACGTAAGGGCTTTTTCTCCGACAAGTGGAAGCCTCGCGCCCATGACTACCGCCGCGGATCCCTGCTTGTCGTTTCAAGTGCAATGCGCCGTTCTGCCAGGGGCGTAGTGTCCGGCAATGGCGTGCGCTTCTCGTCCTCCCTGCCTTACACCACACTACACAATGAGGGCGGCAAAATCATCGTTACGGCCAAAATGAAACGCTACTTTTGGTATAAGTACAAGCAAACCAAAGACGAAGCATGGAAAAGCATGGCTCTTATGAAAACAGGCAAGGTCATAACAATGCCCCAACGCCAGTTCATCGGCGACGGCCCCGACACACAGCGCATCATCCGGGAAGCAATCGACCGTAACCTAAAACAGTTCAACACCCAATTAACTGACTTTTTGCGACAATGAGAAAACAAATTTTCAAGGCTATTGCCGAAGCTGTGGCCACCGTTCCGGGCGTGGCTTTTGTTGACCTCTGGAACAACCAGGTCCAGACACTCAACGGCGGGGCGGCTTTCCCTTTTGCCGCCGTCTTTATTGAGTTTGAAGCTGTGGAGTGGAAGCAGCAGAACATGGGAACCCGCCGGGGCGCGCTGGCTGTGCGCCTCCATGTTGTAACCCGTTCCGTCGCCACTCACGGTCACAAGGACCCACACATAGATGATGCCCTGGCCGTGTTTGACCTGCTCGACAACATTAACAATGCCATGCAGGGATTGCGTGGCGACAATTTCTCCGGCTTCATGCTTACCACCTCGGCAACCAACCACGACCATGCCGAAATTGTCGAAAATGTGGAGCGTTATGTCTGCGGTGTGCAGGACATAACAGCCATGCGCCCCGTCAGAGCTGTTTCCGGCCTCTCTGCCGCGCTTTCCAATCGCGACTAATACAACTACGCCCCCGGCGGCTCTCGTGGCCGTCAGGGGCGTTAATTTTGGACTTCGTCAGCTCGGCTACTATAAGTCGTCAAATAACGACGGGGTCTTGTCGGGTGACCGCTCAGTGTCAGGGTCAAGTCCCAGCATGTTCAGATAGGTGCGGTAACAAATGCCGAACTCCGGCTCTATCCAGCGGCGCCACACTGCTTTGTAGCATTTGGCCTGATTGCCCGCCTCGTAATGCAGGGCCGTAAGGGCTTTGACTTTTTCTGACCGCGCCAACGTGCTTTTATGCCGCTTTTTATTTGCCATTCTCGACTATTTTTACTAACTTTGCACTGTCCTTTTAAATCAGGCTCAGCGCTGACGTCAGTTACTCCGGTGGCTCGTTGGCGCGGTCTTTTTTTTATTCGGCCGCTTCCGCCTCGGTTCCCTCTGCTTCTGCATCAGGCTCCGAGGCTGTTTCATTTTCCGGCAACAGGTCCACGTCGGTTATGCTCAGCGGTATGTTGCGCCAGGCGTTACCGGTCGTTGTGTCGCGGTACTGCGCGCGGATATAACGGCGTGTTTCTGTAGGCTGGTAGCTCTCGCGGATTATCTTAACAGCTTCGATAAACTGTTCGTCCCGGCTCTCGTCGGCCATCTTCTGGAGCTGGAGCACCTTACTGGCGTTGAGGTTCCCCTGGCGGTCCTTGCTCAACAGTCGCAGCACGGTGTTGACAAGCGTCTTGCTCTTTTCATCTGTCGCCAGGCTCTCCAGATAGCGGCGAACCATTGCTATGCCGGCCTCGGCCATGTCTGTCCAGCCGTCTACAGTATTAACACCCAGCGTCAGGCGCAATGTGCTTTCGCTGTTCGTAAATGTGTGGCTGAACTGTCCGTCCTCTTTGAAGCCCACAACCTCGGCTTTCATGTCAAGCACAGCGGCGAAGTTGCCGAATGTGGCGTCCTTGACTGTCTTAATCTGTTCGCTCAGGGCGCGAAGCTCCGGCACTGCGGCGGCAAGCTCATCGTCTACCATCTGCTGATAACTTGCCCGCTGTGCCTTGCGGGCCTCTGCTGCTTCCTGTTTGGCCTTTTCGGCCTGAAACGCCTGGAATGCCTTGAACTCCTCGGCGCTGATTGTTACCTGTTCATTCATTTTTAACGGTGTTTAAGTGGTTATTTAATCGATTTTCAATCGCTCTGCAATTAGCAGAGAAATTGTGTTTAACTGCTTGGGTGTTCTGTCCTTTTACACCGGCACAGCGTTGTTCATCGAATAGCTCCGCGTCTGCAGAGTCAAAGTTGAGCGACCCCGCCTCATCACTCGCCCACCATGCCAAGGCGTCCAGCAGTTCCACACGCGCGTTGTCGCTCATGCTCTCCGTCTGCTCCAGCACATAGGCTTTAATTCGTTCCAGTTCTTTGCTCATCTTCATTGGGATTGAAAACGGAATTAAATTCCTCGCTCAACATTTCTTTTAGTTTTGGGTCTGATTTTGTCAGATCCTTAAATAGCTGGTTAATGTCCTCGTACCCGCCCACAGGGTCGCCCCCGGCTCTGTTGAGGCAATATATGTGATAATGGGTTGCTATTATTACCCTTTCATTAGAATTCATCGGTTCGTTAATTTAGTGTCGGGTCAAATCGCCTTGGCGCTTTGCCTTGGCAAAGAATCTCGCCCCCGGCACTGTAATGCTGCATAAGCAGTGCGTCGGTCAGTGCATCAACCGCGCGGGCGTCCTTGACTTTGTTGTTAAATGTCGCTATGAGGTTGCGCAGCCGCTCCCTCGGTATCTTGTTGAAGTCATTGTAACCGCTGGCGCGCATCGCAATGCCTTTTATTATCGAAATATTGCTCTGCTGTTTGGTTTCCCGAAGCCAGCCGCCTATTGCCGCGATCACCTGCTTGCGAAGCTTGTCAAGCCTGGCCGTGCCCTGATTTTCGTCCACTTGTGCGCTCAACTTGGCGCAGATGTCTATCAGCTGGTGTTGGTCCAGGTCGCGGCTGCTCTCAACGCCCCAGCTTGCCAGGATTGCGCGCTTCGCTTCATCATCAAGCCCCAGCACCGTGCAAAGGGTGTGAAACTTTTTCACGAGGCCGCGGTGGATTTCGTCCATTGTCCTATTTTCTTTTTTTGCCATGGTTGTTTTATTTTATTTGTTCAGCCCAATACTCTGCGGCTCCCTGCTCCCAGATTATGAAGTCAGCGCCGCCCTCGCCTTTGTCCGGGTCCTCGTAGCGCGTAGTAACAAACGCTTTGTAACCCTCAACCTTGATTTTTATGTCGGCGTCATAGCGTATATGTTTTGCCACACTTCCGGCGGGGTCTTTGCCGGCCTTGTCAGCCTGGCTTATAAATATGAAAAGTTTGTCCGGAAAGTCATCTTTAAGGTCCCCGAATGTCTGGGTATAGAATTTTTTCAAATACTGCACGCTGTCAATTACGATTATGTCCGGGCTTCTGCGCTTCGACAGCCGGGCGCGTAGCTCGGTGAGGTTCTCTTTGTCAAGCAGTATTATATTGCTGCCCGCTTCGGCCATGCCCACGCGCTCCCATGCCTTTTGAAGCGACAGGCTCAGACCCTGCTCGAGGCTGTCATACGCCACGCGGCCAAACCGCGCCAGATACTTGCAGAGCATGAGCGTAAAAGTGGTCTTGCCGCTTCCGCTCCCGCCCCATATTATCCATGCCCCGCGCAGCTCCGGACGGCCGAAGCTCGCCAGATATGGCCCGGTGAACTCCGCCGTCTCAAACTGCGCCGCAAGCACGTTTTTGTTACTTATCGCTCTGCTCATAGTCTATTACATTCTGCTGACTTGGGGGCCGTAGACCTTGGCCTCTATCATTGTGTTAAATGCTTTTCGTTTGTCCATTACTTCCTTGTCTGTGCTTCCACTGATTGACACCAGGCAGTCGCCAAACGTCCACATACCAACTTCAATGTCGGTCACTGGCATATTTTTCAGCCATTCAGCAAGCGGCGTGGGTATCCAGTCGCCCATTATCCAGAACACTGCCAAATTATTCATCGCTTCGCTCTTTTGGGGTTCACATAAGCCCAGCCCATAAGCCGGGCAGCAGGCAAGCTAATGCCGGCGACGCCTTTTATACCTGAATTGGCAGCCCTTACGCAAAAGTCGCCATCCTCGTCTATCTCTCCGTCACTGTACCCGATATAAACCTGGAAATTGTTAAACACGAAGTAAGCCTCACGCCGTCCGTCTATCATCGGCAGCGTATCGGGCGATTTGAGCACCCGACGTTTGCCGCCCTTGAATGTTACTGTTATCTTGCCGCTCATCGCGTACCCCCTTTCATCATCGCCCACACGCTGCGTTTCACGCGCCGCAGGTCGCCGTCGGCCTCGTCGATCACCCTGTTTATTGCCTTGGTATCGCTCACTCCGTTGGCCACGCACACCGCCGCCACGTCCTCGCTGTTTGGCAAAGGCAGTTCCACGAATTTGCGCCCTATGCGGCTGTAAATTTCCGCATACCCCTTGCGGTTCAGACGCAGACCGCGCTCGATCCTCGCTTTCAGGTTGCTGGTCGCCGTCAGCATGATGCCGCACTGGTCCTCGAGCTGGTTGTACAGGCTTATGAAAAAGTAAAGCACCTGGTCGCTCAGCTTGTCGGCCTCATCCAGCACGATCAGCGGCTTTTCCTTGCGTTTCAGCGTGTCCACGATATTGTCCATCATGTCGCTCACTGTCGTGCCGCTCACAACGGCCCCCATGTTCTGCAACAGCTTCGCCATGAACGTGCGCCGGTTCCAATACTCGGAGCAGACCATGTGATACACGTTGCGACCTGCCGCCGTGTAGTTCTTGATCGCCTCGGTCTTGCCGCTCCCGGCCCCGCCGATAACGGCCGCCGTCAGGCTGTCCCCCTGCACGCTCGCAAGCGTGAATGTCATTACCTCGTAGGCCCGGGTCTTCACCACCTGCCACCCCTTGGCCTCGGCGCTCCCGGTCTGGGCCGCTATGCTCCGCCACATGTCGTCGGCGATTGTCTCCCATTTTCCGGTCAGCACCTTGCTGATTGTCGCGCTGCTCACGCCGTTAAGGCTGTTGGCCGCCTTGTTGCCGCTCCCTTTTTGCTCCACATACGCGCGGAGCTGGTCGGCGATCTGTTTTTTCTGTTCTGTTGTCATGTCCTTTTACGTCTTAAAAAATTGAATAATCGTTTACTTGGTATGCTTCCACCGCATCGCCCTGGCGTGTAACCGGTATTTCCACGGTTTCGACCTCTAAGGCCTCAATGTCGGCGGCAGCCAGTCTTTTGCGGCTCCTGTTGTCCTTGTGCTGGCCCCGGCTGTCTGTCAGCATAAGCTTGTCCTCCAGGCACGCGCCCAGCGCCGGGGTGCCGTAGATCGGCAGTTCTCGGGTGCGTTCGATCGTGCGCTTTGCTCCCTCATAGTGGTGGGCGAGCCTGCGCCCTGTTTCGGCTTCCAGTGCCACGTTATAGTCGCGTACTCTCTGGAGTTGTTCTGCGTCGCCGGGCTTGCGGTCGGCAAGTGCCATTGGCTGCACATACTTTTCCTCAAGCATATAGCGGTGGGTGCCGTCCTCGCTCACCGCCAAAACATCGTGCAGGTCGTCGGGGTCATATCGCACTGTCCAACGCTCTGAGGCGTGATCCCTGAATGTCAGGTCGAAGCAGTCATAATCGCGCTTCACGCCTAAAATGGTGGGGCGTAAGCCGCAGCCCTCCAAAACGTTCTTAAAGCCGGTTTCGGCGCCGAAGTTCAGCAGGTACATTTCGCGGCTCATCGGCAGGGTGTGCTCGGGTTTCAGGTTCGCCAGCTTCTCCATGAGCTTGCCGATTTTCTGTTTCCGCTCCAATCTCATCATTTCATCAATTTGGGCGCGGACTCCAGCTTCGTCCGGAAAACTGTGGCGGCGCCTGTTCAACGCCTCACTGTTCGGCTGCCGCTTCGGGTTGGTCGTCACGCCGTAGCCGCCCCAGTTGGCGCACAGCTGGCAGTATGTCGTATTGAGGTGGTTGAAATACGGCTCCACCGGCTTCGCCTTGGCGTTGTGCGCCTGTGCCGGGATAACTTTGTCGCCCAATATGGCATACAGGTCTTTCATGCAGCTTATCGCGTAGCGGTCACTCTGCACCTGGTTGTATCTCAGCATTTGCCCGGTCAGCTCCCGGCTGTGCACTGCGGCGTTCCTTAATGCCGCTTTTATCAGCTCCGGACACTCATGGTCGCCCACCGCGTAGCCCATAGGATAATCGACACACGGGTCAAGCACCACCACGATTGTAAGGCGGTTTGTGTAGGTCGTTACGTTGTGCCCCTTTTTGTCCGTCCTCGTTTTCTGATACAGCAGCTCTACGGTCCAGCCGTCAAGCGAGCACATCAGGAACGGTGCGGTCGGGCGGCTCCGCTTCACCTGCATTGTCTTGTGGTTGCGGAAATTCGTAACGCCCAGACGGCCGGCGGCCGCCTCTAATTGCAGCTTCTCGCGCCACACGCCCACGGCTGCCGCCGTTATCTCTTTCCAGCCCAATAACCGCGCTTTCGCGTTGTAGGCTTTCGCTACAACGGTGTCCTGCACGTTGTTGGGGTTGCTTATCAGAGTGGCCAGATAGCCCACCTGTTCATCGGTCAGCACCTTGCCGGCGTTGCCGTTCAGGAATCTGCCGGAGATAAAACAGGCGTAACCCTCGCGCACATACTCCGCGCATTTCATCGACAGCCGCCGAGGGCTTCCGGGTAGTGAGTGGGGGAAGCTGTCGGCCAGGCGCGGCAGAGCTGCCGCCGCACGGGTCCAGAACTCTTTTGCCAGCGTGGTGCGCTTGCCGCTCCGCTGCCGCTTGCTCACATGAGCGTCCCAGCACCGGCGGAAAGCGTTCATTATTGCCGCGTTGGCCGAATACTCCAGCACTTTGTCCTCAGGCAAGTTCCGGCCATCGCTCAGCGTGTAGGTCTGGAAAAAGTCAAAGGCTGCGCCGTCAGGCTCCACAGTGTTCATAAACTCCCGGCTCTCGGCCTGTTCCTTTGCGTCCGGGTATCGCTTGTAAACCTCCGTTCGCCATTTCAGCGCGAAACTGTCGACGGCATACCAGGCCTGCCGACCGTTGCCGCCCTTGACCACTTGCTTGACCTGGCCTTTTCTCACCAGGGCTTTAAGATTGGCCGTGGTGATAATCCGCCCGGTGAGCTCCGCGTGGCTTATGCAAAGTGTTCCGTTGATTATCTCCATTCTTTTTACTATCTTTGTGGCCTGTTACTCCAAGAACTATCCTTATGAAAAAGCCTACTGTTATTAATCCTTGGGAAATCGCTTTTGCTGTAGTATATCCCGGACGCTATGCACTGTTTGAGAATCGGGAGTTAGTCCACAAGACTCTACAAAACTTAGCACAGCTGCAAGACATTCAGTGTATTTCTCCCTCGGTGCCCGCCATTTACGCAGGTTCTGCCGGTAAAGCCGTACAAGCAGGAGAAGAACTTTGGATTGAAGAGCATTATCTACGGTCCGGAGAGCATCCGCCAATGCCTCGATATATGTTTGCCCGTCTGGTAGCTTCAATTTTTCAACGGTATTGGGAAAATACCGACGCGCCATTTCACGTCTCGCAACTGGGGATAGCACAGACGCGAGCTCTTCGGTTGAATATACGTACTTTGTAACTCTTTCCATAATCCTACATATTTTCAGCCATCACCTGAATTTCCGTCAGCTGCGGGATAGTTATGCACTGCTTGTGCATAACCGTTTCGCCGCGTCGGTTTGTGACCCAGGTTTCCCCGGTCTGTTTGTCTATCTCCAACTTCACACCGTTGTTGAAGTTCTGCACCATGAGGTCGCGCCCGTCCTCCGTGACGTTATGCAGGGTCTCGCACTCCGGGCAGTGCACCATCGAAATGCCACCATACTCCTTGATCGCTGTATTGCGGATTTTCCGGGCTTTCTCACTGCTCCGGCGACCTGTCAGAGCCAGATATACAGTCTTCTCCTCAACCTCGAACGCTCGCGCCAACTTCTTCTTAGCATCGTCGCTCACTTTGATGTAATTCTTTGTGATTGTCATTTCCTTTTACTTTGGTTTCAAAATGTTTTAACTCCATGCTACCTTTGGTCATCTGCCGTTTTTTTTGTATCTTTGGCAGCCGTAACCGCAGTAACACGCTGCAAAGATAGGTGATAATTTTCAACCAACAAAATATTTAGACTATAATTTTCAACTTATGTGCAAAATTCTTCCTCAACTAAAGGCTTTAGTTGTTAATGAAGGTATAACGATTGGAGCTCTTGAACGTCAAATTGGTGCAAGCAAAGGCGTCTTGTCTCGCGCGATTAACAATGGCACTGACATACAGACCAAATGGATTTCAGCCATAGTTGAAAAATATCCCCAATATTCTACGCGTTGGTTATTATCAGGGATAGGCCATATGCTTAAGAGTGAAAAAAAAACGTCTGTAAATAGCCCTGCTCTCTATTCTAAAAATCAAATGGAAGAGCTAAGTCTCCTCCCGGTTAAAGAAAAAGGAGCCATACCTCTTGTTTCTGAAAAAGCGGTTGGCGGTTTTTCTAATGGTGATTTTTCTATTGCCGAACGCGACGTCATCGCTTATTATACAATACCAAAATTCCGTAATCTGTGTGTTGACTTCATGATTGAACTGACAGGAGATTCCATGATTCCACGTTTTTCGCCAGGTGATATAATTGCGTGTTCTATAATCACAAACCCCAGCTTCATACAATGGAATAAGTGCCATCTCATAGCTTCCCGCGCGCAAGGGCTCATTGTTAAGCGCCTTATGCCGGGAGAAAATAAAACGTTTCTGAAAGCTGTGTCGGAAAATCCGGCTTATCCTCCTTTCGATATACCTAAGGACGATATATGTGGGATTGCTCTGATTGTCGGATCCATTCATCTCGAATGATAATAATCTGCCCCCTGCCATCCCCCATACACCCCTACAAAGGCCCTAAATAGCCTATTTTACTTTTTTTTCATGCTTTTTCAAGTCATTAAACACGTTTCACACCTATTATCAGCCACTTAAATAAACCACAACCCTGCAATTTAATATGCGATTTTTGGTATTAAGGGGGGGGGAATCGCCCAAAATTTGCCGTTTTAGCCGCTGATTTTGTCCCTATGGGGGTGCGTACCTATGTGCCGGAGTACCCCCAACTGTATCCCCAACTGTATCCCCAACTGTATCCCCAACCCCATTTTTAAAACGAAACGTACACGATTTGCGCCACTTCTATAACCCGGTTTTGACTCTCTCGAAACAGGTTGATTTAACAGGGTATTTAACACTTGTAACGTACGCCCGATCATTCGCGTGTAGGGTGTATTGCGCTCGCTGTTCCGTTGCTCTGTCAGTCGGTCATTATGACACCACGCAAACACCGTAAACGCCTGTATTTCGCGCCCGATGCGACACCGTGAGCCGTTGACCACCCACACAGCGAAAGCGGCTACACAGCCGGCGAAAACCAGCCATGCAGCCGCACAATATTAAAGCCAATTAAAGGGGAATTAAAGCCGCATTAAACGCTCGTTAAACGGCGCGGCCCGGAAATTCAACCACAATTCAAGCAAATTCAACTTTTTGCACGTTTCGTTTTTCCCAACCATTCAGCCCAACAACCGCGCATCCTCAATTATATCAGCGAGTTACACAACAAACCAACATTCACACCGTTGCTCGCTTCGTTTTCATGCCCATATGTTCATTCATTAACTGCGATTTTCGTTCTGCCTTTATTGCTGCATCTTTTACCCGTTGCAGTTTCGTCGGAGAAATTTCCGGTTGCGTATTCTGCGGCCCTCAATATAAAGGCGGTTATTACATAAATTGGCTCAATTATTGGATTTCCAATAAAGGACGGCTACACTATGTGGATTTCACTAAAGCCACCCTGATAGATGTTGCCTTTCGTGGTGGTGTAGATTTGTCAACGACTAAGTTCCCGATAGACTATGAAACTGACTGATAAGAGATTTTGGATAACATGGATTGTCGTTGAACTATTGATGTTATCATCTTGTGTTTACATGGCAATCTATAGTAAATTTATAGGCATAATGTGTGTTTTCGGAGCAAGCCAACCTTTAATGTTAGCTTTGACTCTATATAAAAAGAAACATCAAAGCGGGGCACTGACAAATTTAATAATTGTTGGTTTGTATTCCATTTATTCTGTGTATATAAGTATATCAGGACAGGATGCCAATGGTTGGGGTTGGGCATTTTGCATGATTGTTTTTCCAATAATACAGCTTATACTTCTTTTGTTGTTTTGGGGTATTCAAAAAATTGCTGAAGCAAATGAACAGAAAGAATAACTATATGGCTAATCACGAAATATGGAATCCTATCCGGATGATTGACTGCGAGTGTTCGGTCAATTCAATAGACTACAATGCGACGGATCTTATTGTCGAGTTGGAACGGTTCGATAACAAAGGGATAGTAAGGATTGATTTCAAAGAAGTGTTCGCGTATCGCGTGACTTTGGAACATTTCAGAATCAACGATATACTGGATGGTGTGGGTATAGCACCGTTATACGAGGTTGAAAACTCTGATTATTATAACTTGCTAATGCAATCCGGTATGAAGGTGCTATATGGCGATGCCCTCAAAGTCCGGCATTTTGCCATAAAGACAACCGAGCATATCATAGATATTCTCACCACTAATAGTTATACTTTGATATGATGGAATGTAACCAAACATATTATCGAAAGAGAATCCCCATGCTGACGCACAGGGATTCTAAGGTTTCAGTGCCATTTGAATTTTCGGGTGAGATAGGTGACGAGTGCCACTGAGACCACCCAAAAGAAGATTATCAGGGAGACAAGCGAATTTATCTCTTCGGAATGTA